ATGTTCTAGGTAACAAGCAACCTGTACGTCGTATAGATGAAGAGGTTGTAGAGGAAGATAACAGTCGTGGTTCTTATACACCAGACTTCAATGCTCGTAAAGAGCCAGTTGCTGCTGTAGCATCTGCTAGTTCAGATGAGGATGATGCACTAAGTTATTTCCAAAAACTTGCAGAGGAATAATTAAGAATATAATTTAATATTTTGTCCTCTTACTAGGGTTTCACTCACATACTGGGTGGAACCCTCTTTATATGGCATAATTTCGTCTATATCATCTAAAACAATTGGTAAATATCGTGATTTTAATATGTAAATTTCTCTTTTTTCGTCTTGGAGTTTTACTTCGTAATCATAGTTAGTTATTTGAGTAGTAATAGGGTTGGCAGCACCACCTACTACAGTGTATTTTCCTAAGTTTGCATCAAGAAATTCAAAAGTATAATCTTTATTGTAAACTTGGAGACCTTCGGGAAGAATAGTTGCATTAATACTATTTTTTATTTCTTTTGTTTCATAATGGTGAGTTGAATAAATGTTCTCAAAACTTCCATATTTGTTAGTAAGATAAACATCAAAAGCTTGTTGGGTTAAAGGCCATTCCGTTTGCACATTTACCATATTATTGGATAAAAGAACTACCCAATCTAGAGTGGAATCTCCATAAATTTTAGAGGCAACATTATCTGGTCTTTCATCACCTACAATACTATATTTGGTGAAATAAGTAACATCTTTAAAAATATCATCTCTTATTTTTCCTCGTTTAAAGAGATTTTTTACTTCAATATATTCTGAAGTAGTGTAAGACCCTGGTAGTCGGTTTACATATTCAAAATTGGGAACGTTGCGAAAATAAGATGCCATTTTAGTAACCTATGCGGTTTGAAGGTGCTATACTGTCTTTCATGCCAAGTTCATCGAAATAATCCTTTTCATATATAGGATCAAGTTCATTAAATTGTAGATTTAAGGTATAAGTAACCATACTTCTAGAAGAATCACTATAAGTCATATAAGAGTTATTTGGAGTATAATCTACGGCACATGATAATAATGCACATTTTTTAATTTTATTAAGAGATGGGTGTGCCATAATAGTTCCATTTTCATTAAATGAGATATAATCAATGTTAAAAATATTAGGAGATTTTAAGAATATATTGGTTGTTGATGTTTTTACTGACATTCCTTGTTTAAAGAAATTGATAATACTTTTTATTTGTGCTGCTTCTTGAGCATCTCTTGGTGACATTTGAAATGTAAAATCAAATGCTCTTAGATTTGGAGCCTCAAAAAGTAATTCCATATTGGGGTTAGCAATTGCACCTGCTGCTCTGGATAATAAATTTTGAGCTCCTACTGCTTTACCTGCTAACCATACATTAACTGCATCACCAACTCCACCCCCTTGTTTTTTAAGTGCTGCTTCTGCTTGTTTCATTGCGTTTCCAATTTCCCCTGTTACAGTCTTTCCTTCTTCAAGAGGAGCTTTCATTATATTCATTGCAGCTGCTGCTCCAAATGCTTGAACAGCTTCTAGTTTTTCTGGTCCCCACGCTACACTGTTAATATCTTTAATTCCAGATTGAATTGGGAGAGTTACTGATCCCTCTATTTTTGAGGATTTTCTTTGGAAATTTTGTGTATTAGAGTCTATACTAGGGTCTATAATACTACCATCACTTGTTCTCATTGAAAATATAATTCTATCTTGTCTATTAGCTCTTAAATCTTCTGGGTAATAATAATGACCATATGTCTTCCTTACTTTGGTAGATTGTATTGAACCAGCAAGATCTATAGGACTAAAACTATAATTTTCATTTCCATCAGTATCGTTGTTACCTTGAGCATTAGTTGCTGTATTTGTTCCAGGCATACCTGGAAATTTTTCTTTTACCTTAACTAAATCTCCTTCTTCTGCTTTTAATGCTTCAAGTCGAGTATTATTAAAATTTTTCTTTAAATTTGGATCATTGAAGAAAGTATTTGCTATATCAAAGGCACTTACTTTATCATAATCAACTCCATTACCTATCCAATCATTAGATAAATTAGCAACACTTCTATTAGTTGTTGGTTCCCATATCCATCTACCATCTACTTTTTTACCTGTAAATGTTGATCTATCTACATTTTCTGTGTCCCATATTTGATCTTGATGTACACTTGCTGTCCATTTAGATATACCATTGGCATAAGTAGATTGGTATCCTGTAATTTGTTTTCCATTTACTTCTATAGCAAGTTGTTCTACGTTGATAGGAGTTGTTTCTCCATCAACGCTATACGAAGGATTGAACTGTCCGTTGCTATTATTGCCCGAATATTGAGACATTAAATTATTTTTTAGTTATTTATAGAGTTGTAAGGAAATATGCATAAGATATATCACGTAGGTCATTTATTTCACTGGGACGCACCACATAGAGGACTCCTCCAATTTCTTCCCATGTATAGTTTCTAAATTTACCCCAATGATAATTAAGACCTCTGAATCCCCATCTTTGAATATCAGTTACTGCGACAAGGGGATGTTGGTCATATTGCATTCTGGGAGTTTTGGCAGTGTAAATGAATGTATAATATTGCCCTACATCAGGCACTACTTCTACATCTTTTAATGTATCCATAATCAGAAGCATCATCTCTTCAGGATCACTCATCTCCTTCAATTCTTCTTTGATAGGTGCAATGCGGTTATCACCTACTTGTTGTTGAAATTGCTCAAAATACTCTTCATCAAATGGATTTTCGGTTTGAAGATAACTATCTGCCATGATATATTCCTAGTTCTTGTTCAGTAATGATTTTAAATTCAATTTTTCTATCATTACAAAACTCTCTTGCTGCAGCCCATTTAGCAGTATTAACAGCATAGGTTTTACATTCATAGAGATATGATTGAGTCACTTTCTTTTTCTTTTTAGGAGGTCGAGTTTGCTTCTTGGGTTTTACCTCAATCACATACGTTTTAATTTGACCAGTGCTTTCTTTTACTTTGATAATAAAGTCTGGGTAATAACGATGCATTCGATTATCAACAGGGGAGAGGTATTTAATATAGAATTCTTCACTTCCCCACTCAAGAATATTTTCATTTAGATCACAATAGTTGCAGAATTTGGTCTCCCAAGTACTACGGCATATGATATTATTTGGATTTCCCTTGTATTTTCGGGGAAAAGTAGGTTTAAATAAACTTTTTTTACTTTCTCCCATTATACATAATATATCAGTAGTAATATTTATAGGCCTAATGGCATCAGTTTTCCCGAAAAAAAGAACGGTAGCAGATTTAAAGAATAGTATTTTAAATACCGCACTTACTACTCATTATGAGTGTAGGTTTAATCCTCCTTTAACTGTTCAACAATTATTTGGTACTGGTACTAATCCAGCAAATGATGAATATTATACAATAGCATGTGCAGAAGCATCTTTACCTGGTACCTCCTTAGCTACTGTAGAATTGCAGAATGATCATAGTGGAATAACAGAGAGGCATGTTCATAGAAGGCAATATGATACGACTGCTTCTTTTACGTTTTATGTGGATACAAGTTATAGAGTTATAAAGTTATTTGAATCATGGATCGGATATATTGTTAATGATCAGCAGAGTGCATCACCTAATTATTTTTATAGAGTGAATTATCCAAAACAATATCAAACCACCATTTATATGACTAAATTTGAAAGAGATTATCATGCAACTCAGTCTAGACCTTTATTGACGTATCAATATTTAAATGCATATCCGATTAGTATTGATGCAATGCCAGTTTCTTATGAGGGAGCACAAACTTTAAAATGCACTGTTAATTTTAACTTTAGTAGATATATTACAGGAGCAGCTAATCCACCTACTTTGACAACATATACACCTTTAGTAGGTATTCCTGAATCTTTGAGTGATAGTGATACTTTTGTAGATCAAACACAAAATACAAATCAGTCTGCAACTACCTAAATAAAATACACTGAAATTTCTATAGGATATTATGCCTTTACCAAAGATTGCCACCCCGACGTATGAGTTGGAATTACCTTCGACTGGACAAACCATAGAATATCGACCTTTTTTAGTTAAAGAAGAGAAATTATTGGTTTTAGCATTGGAAGGAGAAGATGTAAAAGAGATAACAACTGCCATTAAGAATGTTATAAAGTCTTGTATTCAGACCACAGGAATTAAAGTAGATACACTTCCTACCTTTGATATTGAGTATTTGTTCCTTAATATTCGGGGTAAGTCGGTAGGAGAGGAACTTGAAGTTAAACTTCTTTGCCCTGATGATAATGAAACTTATGTTCCTGTGATGATTCCTATCGATGAAATTGGAATACTTAGAAGTGATGATCATACTACTAAAATACAATTAGACCCTACTTTGGTGATGGAAATGAAGTATCCATCTCTTGCAGAGTTTATTAAAAACAATTTTGATTTTGGTCAAGATGCAAGTATGGATCAGTCATTTGATTTGATTGCTTCATGTGTAGATAAAATTTATAATGCAGAAGAAGTATGGGTAGCTGCTGATTGTACTAAGAAGGAAATAACTGCATTCTTAGAACAAATGAATTCATCTCAGTTTAAAGAGATTGAGAAGTTTTTTGAGACTATGCCTAAACTTTCCCATACAGTGAAAGTTAAAAATCCAAAGACCAAAGTAGAAAACGAGATTGTATTGGAGGGATTATCCAGTTTTTTCGGCTAGGCATGATTCACATGAGTCTGGAAAATTATTTCAGACTTAATTTTTCACTCATGCAGTATCATAAATATTCATTAACTGAGATTGAAAACATGATGCCTTGGGAAAGGGACGTGTATGTTGAAATGTTGAGAGCACACTTAGAGGAAGAGAAACTTAAACAGCAACAAGCGAATGCCTAAGACTTTATCTCTATTAGCAGTATTAAAAAAAATTGATGCCAAGGGGATAAAGTCCTTATCAGATCCTCAATGGAATACTTTTCTTGCGTCTGATACTGAACCAAATGAGATAAAGGAAAAGATTGCGAAGTTAGAAGGATATGAACAGCAAGGTGCTGCTTATGATAAGACAGGAGAATTGATAGTTGAAGATAATAATGCAATGATAGAACGATTCAGACAAAGGACTGGTCGTGCTAAGGGTAGAGAATCTTTAAAGGTAAAGAAATCGAAGATAAATGTTAAATCATTCAAAGAGAATTTTTTAGATAAGGATGAAGAATCTGTAAAACCAGATACGACAGGTACGAGTACTC